ACCTGGGATATGGTCTATGAGGGCTGGATCAATTCTCTCCTTTCCGGCCCGCGCACCCATTCTGCCAACTTCTTCTCCAATATGCTGGCGGCGATGGCGGCCATCCCGGAGCGAGAGCTCGCCGCCATGTTTCCGGGAGACATCCAACACGGGGAAGGGATCGCCATGTTTCTGGCCGGGCTCTCTGGATTCGCCGATGGGATGCGACTTGCAGCCAAGACCATGCGGACCGGACAATCGGCCTTTGGCCAGCAGGCCACCAAGCTCGAATACCTGCAAGGTGGCAGGAAGGCGGCGATCACGGCGGAGAATGCAGGCTTGGATCCCAATACGTTCGGAGGCCAGATGATGAATGGTCTCGGATATGCCTTCCGAACCTTCGGTAATGCCCTCATGGCCTCGGACGATCTGTGGAAGATGACGAACTATCGGGCAGAGATTGCGGCCCAATCCTGGAGGAAGGCGGTAAAGGAAAGAGGAGGGAAAACCTTCCAAGAACTCTTTCAGGCGGTCGATGCCGAACTCGCCGATCCAAGCGAGGAGGTTCGCCAGGCGGCTTCCCAATGGGCCGAGCGACAGACCTTCACCAAGGCGGTAGGGAATATCGGAGAGGTCCTGATGACGGCTCGCCGGACGATCCCCGGCTTCCGAATCCTGGCCCCATTCATCCGCACCCCGACCAATATCTTCAAGTACTCGATGGAATACACGCCCGGCCTCAACATGCTCCTGGGAGAGTACCGGAGGGCGATCAGTGGGGAGATGGGATCCGCCGCCAAGCAGCTGGCTGAGGCCCGAATGTCCATGGGGGTCATGGCCTGGACGATGGTCGCTCTCGGTGTGGAGGCTGGCTCAATCACAGGGGAAGGACCGAAGGATGCTTTGACCCGCGAGGAGATGATGAAACAGGGATGGCGGCCTTATTCCATCCGGGTCGGGAAACGCTGGGTCCCTTACGGTCGCCTCGATCCCTGGGGGATGACGGTCGGCGCGATGGCGAATATCATGGAGATTGCGGACCAGGACCGGCAGTTTGACTTCGGCCAGGTGGTCTCCGCAGTCCTCCTCTCAACCTCGAATGCGATGCTCTCCAAGAGCTACGTCACCAGCCTGGCCAACTTCGCCGAGATTTTCTCCGGCGATCTCTACCAGGCCAGCAGGTTCACGCAAGGCCTCGCCACCACGGTTATCCCATTCGGCGCCCTCGCTGGCCAGACCGCCAAGGCGATCGATCCGGTCTGGCATGAGGTCAACGGCACGGTGGATGCCCTGCGGAGCCGGGTCCCCTGGGTGAGCAAGGGCATCCCTCGGAGGCGGGATTTCTACGCCGCACCGATCTGGAACGATTCGCCCTGGAGCGATCTCATCTTCGAGACTCACAAGGTCGAGGAGGATCCGGTCCGGACCGAACTCCTCAACAGGAAATTCTTCAACCAACTCAATAAACCCCCCAGGACAATCGGTGGGTATGCCCCCCCGAAAGATCCCCGGTCTCCGGAGATGCCCGGCGTGGGCGTGGAACTGAACGACGAGCAGTACGATCTCTTTCAGCGCCTACGGGCGAACTATCAGGGGGAACTCGGAAAGAGAAATCCAGCCTACAAGAACCTGCCCACGCTGTACGATCAGCACCGGAAGATCATCGAGTCGCCTTTGTGGAAGGATGAGACCGTGACTGACACCGCCCGGATGGCCATGCTCAGGGAGCCAGTGGGACTCTATCGGGAGGCGGCCCTGGAGGAATTGCTCAAGGCCTATCCGGACCTCGCCCATAAGTATTGGCCCACGGTGGCTGGACGGCAACAATTCCGGGTCGGACCCACGACGGTCGAGGAGCGGCTACAGCCCGTCCTGCAGAATAGATATCCCAGGGGAGGAGAAATGCCATGAGTGTTACGAACGAAACAGATCGCTTCGATTATGCGCCCACGCCGGGCCAGACGGAATTCGATTTCGATAATTGCCTGATTTATGATGCTACCCATCTCAAGGTTTATTTCGATGGGGTACAGCAGACCTCCGGCTTCACGGTCTCCGGGGTCGGCGAGCCAAGTGGGGGCACTGTTACTTTCTCCACCGCTCCCTATTCCGCGGGAGTCTCGCAAGTGACACTCCTACGAGATGTGCCAAAAACTCAACTTATCGAATATCCTCCTTCCGGCCCTTTCCCTTCCTCCTCGCACGAGAGAGCCTTGGATCTCCTGACCATGATGGTCCAGCGGATCGCAGAGATTGTCGATAGCCACACCCTTCATGTCGGGATCGGGAAGATGCTGAGCGAAATCACGCCAGAGGCCGGAAAGCCTGTCAGATGGAAGAGTGATCTCTCTGGTCTCGAAGCGTTCACTCTTGATCCGGTTGACTCCCTCAATGTCATAACCGCAGCCGGAGATATGATCCGAGGAGGAGTGGGTGCCATACCGGAGAAATTCATCAAGGGAAATGAGGGGGACGGTTTGGTTGTTTCCGGGGGTTATCCCAATTGGAAACCCGGCTCGGTAGCCTACCTCGTAAATAAATCAGGCGGAGACCTGGTGGCGGGGGATGTGGTCATAATCGATACCGGCAACGATTCTGCGGTAAAAAGCACCACAATCCAAGGAACCGGAGTCCCCGTCCTGATCTCCCTCGGAAGCATACCAAACAACGCAGCCGGGATATTCGCAAGGTCAGGATGCCCCATGACCGTAAACGTCCAAGGGAATGTCGCTCGCGGGAATTATCTGAGGACCTCCGCAACGGCGAAAAGGGCCGAGGATGCAGGATCTATACCCACGACTGGCAGCTTTGCTATCGCCCTGACTGCTTACGCTGGAGGAGGCGCCGGAAGTGTCTCCGCCTGGAGCTTCGGGGTGCTCTTCTCCGATCCTCCTTACTTAATGATCCGCAAGACTGCGGATGAATCGGTTGCCAGCTCGACCGCCTATCAGGACGACGACCATCTGTTTCTTCCGGTCGGCGTGAATGAGGTCTGGGAGTTTTCCCTTTACCTCATCGGGCAATCCCATGCTACCGGAAAGTTCAAATGCCAATTCACCGTGCCGACGGGGGGGACGATGCTTTGGGAGAACATGGTCGTATGGGGTGATACGATTGCGACAGTCCTCAAAACCGAAACGGGAACCCTCACCAATTATCAATTCCCTGCCTCCGCAAGCAAAGGAGGGATGTGCATCAAGGGATGGTACTTCGGAGGAGCCAATGCCGGAAACATGAAGCTGCAATGGGCACAGTATGCTTCGTACGCCACGGCCACCATCTTGTTCGCAAACTCCTATCTTACTGCAAGGAAGATCGTATGATCTGGATCTATGCAGAAGCCGCAGGATCGTCGATCCTCGAACGCCTGATGAGATTGGAGACCCTCCTGGAGAGCCACATGGCCGCTCAGGAAAGGCTTATCAACTCCATTCTTTACCCCATCCTGGTAGGGGTGGCCTTGATCGCCATAAGGCTCTTAGGGGGGGACCTGGCCAGATTCCACAACAACCACAAGAACAAGAAAGGAGGGGAAGGATCATGAAAAAGGGAATCGCAACGCTGTCGATCCTTGGGATCGCCATGGTCCTGTTGCTGACAGGATGTATCCAGGGCCTTACCGAGGCGCAGAAGTGGGGGCTGATCTTGGGAGAGATCGAATCCGGAGCGATGCTGGGAACCTATGCAGCCACAAAGGAATCCCCACAGATCGCCCAGGAGGTTTACGCGAACATCCAGGGGATTGATGTTTCGAGGATCACCGGGCCGAACGATCTCCGCCAGGTATGGAAACTAATCGAAGTCGATCAGATCTGGATGGAAATGGCCGCCGATCAGCTCAATATAATCTGGTTGTATCTCCAGGCCGAAACGTACAAGGAGAAAGAATTACAGGTTCTGAAGGCCGTATTCGGTGGGATGCAAAGAGGGCTTAGACTCTACTTCGAGGAAAGGAGGTATTAGGCGATGGGTGGTTGGGTGACATGGGTAGGCGTGGTCATGATCTCGCTCTCTGCTGGTGTGAAGGCCTTGGGCTATCCCGAGATCGCGGACGCTCTTGAGAAGTTAGGCCTCTCAATCATGGGGGTCGGCATCGGACGAAAGATCGAAAAGAAAAAGGCATGACTCGGGAAGGAGGAATGAGAAGTGGCGAAGAAGTGGATCGCGGGAGCGATCAAACACAAGGGAGCCCTACGAGCAGCGGCCAAGAGGGCAGGGGCCATCACCAGGGAGGGGACCATCAGGAGCACCTGGCTGGAGGAGAAGACCCACGCGAAGGGGACGATGGGGAAACGGGCTCGGCTGTCTGAGACGTTGCGAGGACTGCGGAAATAGTTGCCCTGGCAATGGACCTGCCCAATTTGCAGGACCGTCAATGCTACCGCAGACATTTCCCTGCCTTCTCGCTGCCAGACCTGCGGATGGTGGAGGACCGCACCGAAGCACACCTTGCACCTTTGCCCCGGCTGCCGGCAGGAGATCCCGGATCGGTCCCTCCTGAACTGCCCCCACTGCCAGCATCCTCTTGTGCCAAACGCTGTAAAACCTCCTGGACTGTGAGATGCATATCCCTGGCCAGAGTTAGGACCTGATCGAGGAAGCCCGCCTTATGGTCCGCCGCCCGATAATGTCGGATCAAGTCCTCTCTCTCACCCTCCATCTCTTTGATCTTCCTGCCGAGAATCTGGTTGAAGGTTTCACAGCGGCAATCCGGGCAGAAGGATTTTATCCGGTCGCTTTCCACCGTGAACGATTCGCCGCATCCCTTGCAGATGATTTGTCTCCGTCTAAACGTCCGGGGCAGTAGGAGTCGCTTTCTGTGCTTGTCTCCGAAGGAGTCCATCCCCTCATCTCCTGATCCCAAGCAAGCGATGTACCAAGCCCATCGCAAAGGAAACCTTCTTTTCTACTGATTTTGCATCATCGAACTGCCATTTCCTACTTCCACACTTCGGACAGGCCTTGGGAAGCGGGTTGTTCACTGCCTGATTCAGGCTCTTCTTCTGCCTGGGAGGCCAGATCCATCCGCACCGCAGACAATGGCACAACAGCCGTTCATTTGCCTTCGTCGCCATTTTCGCCTCCTCCCTTTTTGTCCAATGGTTCGATCCGGAATGTCCAGTACCTGCGGGCATTAACCATGTAGGCCGCCCGCTCGGTTTCCGTTCCCATAACATGCCATTTGCCTACGATGACCTCGTCCTTGCCCCGCCGCTTCAATTCCTCTTTTACTTGCTCATCGACCTGCTTGTATTCCTTGTCTGCCTTGAGGAGTTCTCCCCTGCGGTCCAGGAGGGCCTCCAGTTCAGCATCGAAGATCACCGTCCCTTCCCCCACTCGCGCATTCCCGCAGATATGAGAGTAGGCGCATTCCTCGCAGGCTTCCATCCAGGTGATCCGGTCGGGCAGGGTGCCGGATCTAACGTGCTGGTTGATCTCCAGGGCTCGCTTGAGAATATTCTCCCCGAACCACTGATCCAAGCCTTGCGGACCAGGGGACCAGGGGATCACGATCTGCTTGATCCGCCCGTTGTTCTTGTTCACCAGGAGGATCAACGCCCGGTCGGGTGCAGCACCTTCCACCGGGACCTTATTCGCTTCCCTTCGCGCCAGAGCAAGATAGATCCATACCTGGTAGGGCATCTTGCGGACGAACCAGGCAGGGGATTGCACGAGGTTCATCAGGCCGTCCACACTCTCCCAAGACCAGGAGACCATGCTCTTGATCTCGAAGGGGACGGGAACGCCACGGTAGAGGATCTTACCATCGATATGCCCTCCAATCTCATATTCCGGCCAGTAGTAGGGCCTCTGCTGCTCAATCACATCCAGGCCGGCTGCCCGAAGGTTGGCCAGAGTGAAATCCTCTATCATCTTCCCCTGCTCAAAGATATACTGGAGATGGAGAGAATGGGGAAGCCGCTCCTCCCCGCGTGTGCGGTTATAGACCAGATACCGCGTGCAGGGATGACCCATCTCCGAGGCACGATTGCTCTTAATTCCCCGGGTCAGACCGTCAAGGATCTGACGACGGCGGACCGTATCGACCGCTGCCGGGATGTCCAGATCAAATCCTTCCTCCGTCATTTTCAGCTCCATTTCTCCTTTTTTCCTTTCTCCGCCCCGCGCCACCGTCAAGGGCGGTATGTTCGTAAGGGCGTGGCCCCCAGGACTACCTGGGTAAACTTCAAAAGGCTGAAGAGTGTTAACGAGCTTCACCCCCTTTCCCATGGCGGGCCGGATTCCCCACCCGACCTTCCCTCGGGCGCACTCTCCGCTGTCCAACCCATATCCTGGACCTCTGACGGTGCCGACCTTTTGTCGCTGAGCCGGTCGCTGCCCAATCTTACGCGGTTGCTCACGCCGCCGCCCTGCTCTATTTTATGCCGTCTGTTCCTTCTTGTAATCTACCTTGGCCAGGTTCTCTCGCTTGATCCCGCCCTTGGCCAGATCCTCCCACGTCAGATTCCGCATCCCGAGTAGCCGCATGATCCCAGAGTTGATCGCGTTGGAGATCGCCGACTTCTTCACCTTGCCGGGGTCTACCTCGATCACCGGAAGCACGATCGCCTTTTTGGTACTGCCTCCCCTCCCATCAGGTACATAATCATACCTCGTTGTAAAGAAAGGATCTCGGGATCTCCGCGTGCCCACGATCTCAATGCTATGCATGGTCTTCGTTCGAGGATCCTGGATCGTGAAGCGCATGGGGATCTCATACCGATAATGTCCTCCCTCTCCATCCGGAATCGGCGGACATTGATCCGGGTCCTTCATGAACTCCCAGGAGATCCCGAACTGCCGGCCGATTGCCTCGGTGGCGGTAGCCTTGGGATAGGGCTTTCCTCCCATGTCCACCCAATCGTTTTCCGTGGTGATGCCCAGGACGATCTGGCGGATCTTCTTCCGCAGCTCGATCTGCATCTCCGCTCGTTGTACCACCTGAGCCAGCAGATCCATCGGGGTGATCATCACCGCATCGGTGGAGACGCCTTCCTCCCCTGCTTCCTCCGCAGGGACAATCTCGCCGGCCAGGACTTCTTCTTCTTCTTGGCCAGCTCGATGCTCCTGCTCATATCCCTTCTTTTGCTTCTCCTCCCAATCAGTTAGCTCTGCTTGTTTCGGCATTTCATTCCTCCTTTTCCTTCCATAACTGCCTAAAGTGATCCCCGCAGACTCTTCGATATTTACCTTAACTTTTCGACTTCTTTATTCAGGGCCTCCCATTCGTCCATCAATACCTCCAATTGAATTGCTTGAACTCCGGGAACAGGATTTCTGCGATTTGCCTGGATAACTTAGTTCCGTGCTTCCACACTTCGATCCATTCTTGATCATGATTCTCGCCTGGCACGGCCCCGATGTAGACTGCCCAATCCCCCACATCCAGATTCACGCTGGCAACGGCGAGAACCTTTTGATCGAGAGCGATACGTCTTTGTATTTTTCTGCATTGCTCCACCGTAGTCATCTCAGATCCTCCATCTTGCTAACTCGCTCTCCGCGCCGGTTATAAAGTTGACCTTGCCTAACCCATCCCCGATGCCTCCAATGGCCGTCGTAGATGATGGTCGGCCCTCCCTTCTCGCCCATGATATGGTAGGCAACCTCAGCCTCCCGGAAGGACCGATCCTCCAGGTCCGCTATCTGGAGGTACATCAGAAACATCATCCAGAGCAGGATGAGGACGGCGAAGAGGGCGATCATCCCAGAAGCGTCATGGAGTCTTCGGAAGATCGGGTTCATCTTTGTCCTTTGGTATCAATCCTATTTCCTTCAGATCCTTCTCTCCAACCACCTTGCAGCGGTGCAGGCGGAATTTGCCATCGGTTGTGATCGGAATGCAGGCGATGTCCTTGGCCGTGAATTCCACAATCAAAATCCGATAGTCTTGTCTCCATTGCTTCATACACCAGTCCAGAGTTGCTACGTTGATCCCGCGACTGCATTCCACATATTCATCGGTATCCGCATCCGAGACACCGCATTCTTTGCCTATCTCATATTTGATGCCACCATTGAATGGTCCCTCGTTTTGGCTGTTAACGAGCTTATATGCGCGGATCGGACCCGGTTGATCGAGCAGAATCAAAAGTTGGCAGAGCAAATACTTATTGTAGCCTTCGGCTCCCCGGAGGTCGGCTTCCCGGAGGTTAGCTCCCTGGAGGTTAGCTCCCCAGAGGTCGGCTCCCCGGAGGTCGGCTTCCCGGAAGTTAGCTCCCTGGAGGTTAGCTCGCTGGAGGCCGGCTTCCCGGAGGTTAGCTCCCCGGAGGTCGGCTCCCAGGAGGTTAGCTCCCAGGAGGTCGGCTTCCCGGAGGTCGGCTTCCCGGAAGTTAGCTCCCTGGAGGTTAGCTCCCAGGAGGTTAGCTCCCAGGAGGTTAGCTCCCCAGAGGTCGGCTTCCCGGAGGTCGGCTTCCAGGAAGTTAGCTCCCTGGAGGTTAGCTCGCTGGAGGTCGGCTTCCCGGAGGTCGGCTCCCCGGAGGTCGGCTCCCCGGAGGTTAGCTCCCTGGAGGTTAGCTCCCTGGAGGTCAGCTCGCTGGAGGTCGGCTCCCCGGAGGTTAGCTCCCTGGAGGTTAGCTCCCTGGAGGTCAGCTCGCTGGAGGTCGGCTTCCAGGAGGTTAGCTCCCCGGAGGTTAGCTCCCTGGAGGTTAGCTCCCTGGAGGTCAGCTCGCTGGAGGTCGGCGAGCTTTCCATCCGCCTCGTTATTGAGAAATTTTTTGTGCAGATCCAATATTACTTTTAACTCATCACTTTCCATCTTGTCCATTCCCCCCTCTTAATTCGGATTTACCTCATCCACCCACCGCCTGAGCACGCAGAGTTCATGCCCCATCCTTTGTATCGCCTTGGCCTGCTGTCGGATGATCTCGTCCTTCTTCTCCAGCTTCACCATCAGCTCCCCCTTGCCCGCTGCTAAGCTCCCGATCAGTTGCCCCATCTCCTTTCGGTTCATGATCTGCCCCCCATCGGTAAAGGATCCTCTTTTCGATTTGTCCACAGTAGAGACATTTGGAAAGGTAATACCCATCGTGCCTTCGGGTTAGCAGGATGCGGGAATGATCGCAGCCCATCTTCAATCCTCCTCCCCAAGACGAATATCCGCCAATCTGTCCTGCTCGTGCTGCCGGGCATCCTCCTCACAGTCGTGTTCACAATCCGCCCCGTCGGGCTCGGCAGATCGACAGTCGCAGTCCTTCCCGCAGTCGGGGCATGGATGCGGCATAGCGACCAATTCATCAAACTCTTCAAACTCTTCTATGGTTCGTCCCAAAATCTGACCTCCTTTCCCCCGTGGATCGCCTTCAATGCAGATGCGAGGTTCTCCAGGGTCTTGGTTTGCGATGCTCGAAGTTCGGATACCAAATTCATGAGCTCGCCGAACGCCTTCTCCTCCGCTTCGCGGGACTGTTTTATGTTTTCCTCCAGACTATCGACCAGGACTTGCATCTTCTGAATCGCTTCCATGATGACCCCCCCTTGTGGAAAGCGGATTGCTCCTACAATTTTGGTGATAGCGGGCAGTACTAACCCTTGGCTGAACGGAGTAAACCCGGAGTGGCGCTTCTTCTGGAGGGTGGTTCGGCAGGTTTCTTAGGAGGGAAGGGGATGATTAGACCGTTGGGCTCATAACCCAAAGGTCCCAGGTTCAAATCCTGGCCCCGCAACCACCCTAAAGCACCGTCCAGTTTGGCAGCCTCAGCCGGATTGGACTCTTCCAGAAGGTGGCCATACCGATCCAGGGTCGTTTGAATGGAGGCA